TTGACAATAAATCCCAAAACTCATATAATGTCTTTCTAGACAGTTGAGACACGGAGCAAATTCATGAAGATCGTCATCAGCACTCAAATCCGCGAAAACTACGGCGCCCACGATTGGGATGGCAAGGGTGCTTGCCCGCAGTACTGGAAGTGCAAGGGTGGCGACACCTACGTTGTCCCGAACCTGACGGTTGCTCAGGTCCTCAAGGTCAAGGATCAGGGCATCCCGACCCTGAAGGCTCTGATCGAATCCCGCAATGAGGGTTTTGAGGAGTACGTTGTTGATTGGTCTATCCTCGATGATGACGCCAAGGTCTGTGATGAGTGGGAAACCCCGTTCGAACTGTTCTGGGAACAGGGTCGCTGGATCGCTCGGCGCACCGTCGAGAACGGTGAGTACGGCTACATGCGCCGTGAGGTTGCTAGCAAGTCCGAGCAGTATGACATGCTGATGGCTGGCGGCCGTGAGAACTACCGTGTGGTCTATACGATGCGTAACGGTGATTCGGTCACCGGTGAGCAGGTCTCGGAATATCTTTCGAAGGCTGCTTGATTCAAGGAGCAAGAAATGACCTATCGGATGTTCATTGATGACGAGCGGTTTCCGCCGAACGATGGTTTGGATTGGGTCATTGTTCGTAGTTCTGCTGAAGCCATGAAGATGGTGCTTGATCGTGGTGTGCCCAACTTTATCTCATATGATCATGATCTGGGTGGTGAAGACACTAGCATGGTCTTTATCTACTGTATGATTAATCTCTATCTGGATGGTGATATCAAGGTGTTCCCTACTGAGTTCGTGGTTCATAGCCAGAACCCTATCGGTGCCCGCAACATCAACAAACTGCTGCTCAGTTTTATTGAAGCCGTTGATCCTGTATCGGCTTGACAATAAATCCCAAATCGCATATAATGTCTACATAGACAGTTAGATAACGGATCACAAATGACCAAGACTGAACAAAAGATTCTCTCCGAAATCGCAAAGCGTGGTTACTTCAGTATCGAAACCTGCTATGGACGCGGCCCCAGTGGCGGTCGTGTTCAGTATGGTGTCCGCGAACGCAATGCTATGTTCAAGTTGGAAAAGATTGGTCTGATCAAGATCACCAAGCGTGAATCTTGGCAAGATTACAATCGTGGTTACGGTCAAGGTGGCAACATTTTCCTGATGGAAATGGCTTGACAATAAATGGACTTGGGTATATAATACATACATAGACAGTTAGATAACGGAGCAAGAAATGCAAGTTGGTGACATCGTTAAGAGCCTGGATTTCAACGGTATTGACAACTGCTACATGGTTGGCAAGGTTGTCGGTATTCATCATGACGGCACGTTCCGTGCGAAGTTCATCAAGCGTGTTTGGGAAGGCGTTGAAGATCGCAAGTTCAAGACTGATTTCTTCACGGCTCCGCAGCAAGGTCAACATATGTTTGATCGTGCTCAATCTCCTCGTGTCATTGTTGTTGGTTAATCTTTAACTCAAAGGAAATAGAAATGCATTCTCATCAACATGGTGTTTGCCCCGTGTGCAACGGCACTGGCCGTGTCCCGGCTGGTAACTATCGTCGTACTGCTGGCTACGACAAGGAAACTGATACTATCGCTTGCCGTAATTGCGGTGGTCAGACCATGAGCATGAAGGCAACGGGCAAGGTTCGTCTGCGTTCTGATGGTACGCCGTGCGAACACAAGTATGTGGCTCATGTTGCAGGTCGCTGCTATGTGGTCTACACCTGTGAACACTGTGGCGATAGCTACGGTATCGATTCTAGTGATTAATCAGAAATTTGTCAGTGTGTTTTTTCAATCTAAAGGAGTAAGTAAAATGGCTAAGGTTTATTTCATGCATGTTCGTAACGTCGATTCCCGTGATCGTATCAGCAACTTTGGCGGTGCCACTATCGCATATCGTGAAGTGCCCGGCGGAGTAGAATTCGCTGAATCATGGTGCAGTGATCGTGATAATTTCAATAAGGCCTACGGTCGTGCCAAGGCTCAGGGTCGGCTGAATAGTTCTAACTATCGTCGTACTTTCGCTGGATCATTCGTTGAATTCCGTCAGGCTATCGCCGAAAATCGTGTGTAACCCATGTTGAAAGTTATTCTTTCATTCTTGATTCTGTTCGGACTATTTTTCTTTGGTTTCAAGGCATTTCGCTATCTAACCGCAAAAGAAAAATGGAAGTTATCAAAACTGATAGTGTATAGTATGCTATGTGCCACCCTGGCTCTGGGGGCACTAGTTACTATCGTTCTAATCTTTTAAGGAATCAAAATGCGTTATATCTTTGTTGCTTTGGTTACTTTGGGTCTGACTGGCTGCGGTTGGTTTGATAGGAAAGTAGTTGCAAATCTTACTGGTTATAGTAAAATTTGCGTCGATGGGGTTCAGTATCTTCAATTTCCTTCAGGTGTAACACCCCAATACACTCAGGAAAATCGTGTTGTCACTTGCAAGTAAGAAAGGAAATTGTATGAAGTTGTCTGTTATGGATATTGTTGGGCGTGTTGCCTACTTTGCTCTCGGCGTAGCTGCTGCTACTGCTTTTATCTTCACTGTTGTTCTCTGAAGGGAAATATAAAATGAAGCGTATTTTTAGTGTTGCTATTCTTGCCGCTGCTGTTCTCGCTGCGGGCTGTACTCGTATCGAAACTGGTGAAGTAGGCGTTCGAGTGGGCTTTGATAAGCAAATCAAGTCCGGTGAACTTCAACCTGGTAGTTTCAATCAAACCCTTGTTGGTGACGTTCTGACATTCCCAGTAAAGGATGTCAATGTAGTCATGGAGAATATGACTCCTGTGGCTAAAGACAATAGTACCATGAAGGACTTTGATGCGGTAGTAGTTTATAACATCAATCCAACGCAAGTTAGTGAACTATACTCTACTAAGAACCGAGCATTTCACGCGGTGAATAAGGAAGACGTTTATCTGATGTATAACTATGTGGTTCAAAATGCTCGTAATGCTGTTTACAAGGCAGCACGAAAGTATGAAGCATTGGATATGGCAGATAACCGTAGTGAAATGGAAAGCTTCATCAAAGAAGAAATTGTCCGCAATCTTACCGAAGAAAAGCTCGATGGTAGCATTACTATCAGTCAGGTTCTGGTTCGTAACGTTGTTCCTGCTGATTCAGTAGTGGCAAGTGCTAATGAACTCGTTCGTGCTAAGAACGAACTCAAACAAAAGGAAGTAGAAGTTAAGACTGCTGAAGCCGAGGCTCGTCGTATGGCTGCGCTGGCTGCTAATAGCGCACAGAGTGTTCAGTTCATGCAGGCTCAAGCCATGTTGAACATTAGTGAAGGCATTAAGAACGGTAAGGTTCAAACTATTGTTGTTCCTAGCAACTTTACTGCTCTAATGACAAAGTAAGAATTTTTACTTTGTATAAAAGATGGGGATAAATATCCCCATCAATTTTTTTAAAATATTCAAAATGCTTAAAGATACTAAAAATAATATTGAATTGAAACATAAGCAATATATTAATGCTAGCCCGTTTCCACATATAGTTCTTGATGATTTCTTTCCAAAAGAAATAATGAAACTTGTTCTGAATGAAATAAAGAATCATGATGATTGGTATACAGATCAGGAAGGGAATCAAGCAGGTGTTCAAGTAAACAAATTCTATACACCATCTACCGATGACTACCAATTCAAACGTTCAATGGATATGTTAGAAAAAAAATGTCCATTTACAAGCACAGTATTAAAATATTTTCATTCTAGAGAAATGTTAGATTTTTTGGAGAATCTAACTGGAATTAAAGATCTTCAAACAGATAATGATTGGTTAGGTGGTGGAATTCATAAAGTAAATTCTGGTGGTAAGCTAGATATACATGCTGATTTTAATATTCATTGGAAACAAAATCTTCATAGGAGATTGAATTTACTTCTCTATTTGAATGAAGATTGGAGGGATGAATATAATGGTGAGTTAGAATTATGGGAAAAGGATTTAAGTCGTTGTGTAGTAAAAATAAAACCTATTTTTAATAGAGCAGTAATTTTTACTATTACTGATGATGCTTATCATGGACACCCAAAACCATTGAATTGTCCACCTGAAGTTAGTAGAATAGCGTTGGCTTTGTATTATTATACAAAAGATAGGCCAGAAATAGAAAAAGCTCCATTCCATGGGGCAGCATGGCAAAAAGTAAATTATTAACTAAAAAGGAAAACTATGAGTGTAACATTGAAAAATCTAGAAAGTGCTCTTGCTGGAGAAAGCATGGCACATATCAAATATCGATACTTTGCTAAAATAGCACGTGATGAAGGATTTGAGGATATTGCTCAACACTTTGAACATACCGCAGATCAAGAACTTCTTCATGCGTGGGGACATCTACAATTGCTTATCGGTAGTCCTTCAACAAAGGAATGCCTAGAAAAAGCAATTGAAGGAGAAACTTATGAGTTTACAGAAATGTATCCTGAGTTTGAAAAACAAGCAAGTATTGAAAAGCATAGTGCTCAATCTGAGTTCTCCGAGCAAATTGAAGAATCAAAAGCACATGCTGGTGAATTTTTGGAAATTTTGAAAAAGGCAGAAAAACGTTTTGATGCTTTGTCAAAAGTTGAAAAGCGTCATGCCGAAGCATATAAGCGTAAATTGGAGGCAATTCAGCTATGAGTAAAAAACATGTTTGTGTGATCTGTGGTCATATCCACGATGAAGATCAAGAAGGTAAATGGGAAGAACTATCGGATGATTTCGTTTGCCCTGAATGTGGTTGTGGCAAAGAAGATTACGAGGTTCAGTAACCTGAATAATTTTTAACAATTTATAAAATTCATGAGAATCGAAGACGAAATTAATAAATATAGTGAGGAGTTACTATGTTTGTTTATAAAATCGTTAACATTCTGAATGAAAAAGTCTACATTGGAGTTACTTCAAAAAATTTAAAAACAAGGTATGACTGGCATTTAAGAGATTGTAAAAAAGGAATAAGAAAAAAATTGTACTCTGCTATGAGAGAACTAGGGATAGAAAAATTTTCTATAGAACTTTTAGAAGAGTGCAATGATAAAAGTCTTATTAAAGACAGAGAAGAATTTTATATAGAGTTATATGACTCATATAAAGAAGGATATAATGCTAGTCCTAAATCCGGAGGTGTTAAGTTTCATTCTGAAAATACTAAAAAAATAATGTCAGAGAAGGCTAAAGGACGCAAAGCATCTAATGAAACTAAACTAAAGCAATCAAGATCTTTAAAAAAATTCTGGAGCAAAAAAACACCTGATGAACTTATTATGTTTTCTGAATCGATTAAGGGAAGAAATAAAGGAAGAAAGTGTAGTGAAGAATTTAGAAAAAATTGTTCAGAAAGACTTATAGGTAGAAAACTTTCAGAAGAGACTAAAAAGAAAATGAGTGAAACAAAACAAGGAAAAGTTTGTGCTAAAATAGTTAATTTAATTTGCCCTTTTTGTAATAAGACTGGAGTAGGAAATGCTATGTTAAGATGGCACTTTGATAAATGCAGGAAAAGAAAATGATTATAGAATCAGATATTAAACTAGATTTCAAA